AACTTCTATCATCGGGACTTCTTGATCTGCTAATCGCATAGCGATATAAGCCGCGTTGAATGGGTCGTAACCGACTTCTTGAACATTGTAGTTGACTTGGTCGTCGATAATATCGCGCTCTATCCGGGCGAAGTCTGTAATATTTCCGTCTGTTACTGTAAGCCAGCCTTGACGTTCCCATTCCAGATACCTCTTCTGATTAGGGTTATTGGCGTTATCTAATTGAGCTCGATTGATATAGAAGTCAGCGAAGAAGTAATAGTGAGATTGTTCACCTTCTCGTCGAACAAACAAATTAACTTTGGCTGCTAAATCGACTTTTGACGCTAGATCCAAGCCAGTAAAGCAAGGAACGCCGACGAACTGTGAGCGCTTTAAGGATTTATTGGCTGCATCATCCCAATCTTGCATGTTCAGCCAGCCACTTCGAGCAGCTACCCAGATGCACAAATGTTTGGTCAAAAAGTCAGCTTGAGAGTCAGGACTAATCCGAGCCCTTTGATATTCTGCCTCTAAAGACTCTTTGTAGACCGAAACCCCGTAATTAGGGTTGGCTTTTTTCCAGCTCTCTGGGTCCTGCCAATCATCGCCTTCATCAATGGTATAAATAATGCCGAAGTAGCGGTCGTGTGATTCCAGACCAGATAGTACTTTTACAACTAGAGTACGGTTTTCGTAGCACACGCCGTCTAAGATAAAGCCGGCTGTAGTGATGGCGAATAATAAGGGGTGTTCACGGGCGCCCATGCCGGTAGCCATGACTTCATAGGTGTCATTGGACTTGTGAGCGTGCAGCTCATCAATGACAGCACAATGAATATTTAGGCCGTCTAGGTTGCCACCGTAATCACGGCTGACTGCCTTAAATGTCGATGCTGTCCTCAGCGAGCTGACTGCGTGAGCAGTGACATCGATATCAAGTGCTTTGGCCATATCAAAGCGTTTACGCATCATGCTTTGGGCGGTCTCGAATACGACACGGGCCTGATCACGCGTAGTAGCTGCAGAATATACTTCAGCACCCATCTCGCCATCAGCGAAGGCCATATATAGACCGATACCGGCAGCCAACGTTGATTTGGCATTTTTACGAGGGACTTCTACATAGGCATAGCGGTAACGACGCTTGCCATCGAAGTCCACCCAGCCAAATAAGTTGGCCACAATGAATATTTGCCAAGGTTCGAGCAGAATCAACTCACGGCGGTTGGCCAGTTCACCTTTTACGTGGGGCAGTAGCTCAATAAAGCGACATGCTTTGGCTGCAAGCTTGGCATTGAATTCAAATTCAAAGCCTGATTCGTTTTTTGAGCGCTCCAAATCATCAAGGTGGCGCTTACAAGCTTGTTTTACGTAGACACAAGCAGCAATTGTGCCGTCGAGCACGTCCTGAGCGTAGCTATTTGCCACCTCAGCATAGTTGATTGGTTCAGACATGGATTACCCTTGCTTGAACTCTTCAAACTGCTCTCCGAACATATCTGGCTGCATAGTGTTTACTTTGATGTTGGAGCGAGCTGCCGGGCTCATGCCGAATTCGCGACTGAGCGTAACCAGTTGCTTTTGCAAAGTATTACGAATGCTGACTAATGCAGCTTGGACTTCAAAGCCGTTTGGGGTTTTGCTTATCCAAGTATCGACATTATCTAGCTTCTCACACACATCGCCATAGCGGGTAGCCGTCTCGGAGTAGGCGGCGAATAAGTCACCATCGATTACAGACAGTAAGCCAAGCGCCACAAGCTGGGGTGCAACCTTATTCCAATGTTTGCGGGATTTTGCATCAAGCCAGTCAGGGCAGGGCGGTGTGCCTAGCTGTGGTGTGGCTGCGTTTTTGGCAGCGTCACGATCTTCGCGCACACGGCTGCCTTGCAACACTTTAAGTTGCGTCGGTTTGCGTGGACGTGCCATGAGATCACCTGGTATTAGTTTAATTTAGTTAAGAATAATTATTGTTTGGGGTATACCCCCTGTTTAGTTTTGACCACACAAAATAAAGCTTGGGCGGCGCGGTCTTTCTGCGGGGTGCTGTTTACTTTTTACCTACCCCATACCTCTGGTGGCTTTTTTTGAGTTGGCCAATTTCATAATCTGAAAGTTTGTTATCGACTCTTGTGGTCTTGGTGTTGTGACAAGAGAAGCAAAGCGATTGCCAATTTGTTTGGTCCCAGAAGAACTCCATGTCACCACGATGCGGAATGATGTGATCCACGACATCGGCTGCTTTGACAATGCCAAGCTGCAGACATTCAACGCATAGCGGGTTTGCCTCAAGGAAAGTTAACCGAGCGGTACGCCACCTCGAATCATAACCACGCTGGGTGGATGACTGTCGATTGTCTTTTTTGGTTAACTTGCTAGGTACTGCCTGATTGGTTGGCTTGCGCTGGTATTGATGTAATGCGCATCGGCCTTTATGAGTCGCTTTGTTATTGCATCCGATGTGGTTGCAAAGGGTGGAAGGCATCATCGGCATAGCGATTGACAAACCTCCGGGCAAAAAATAAGCCCAGCAACGGGGTCACGTGCTGGGCTTAACTGGTCATGAGTGGTTAATCTAAATTGTGTAGCCACAATCTTTGATCATGGGAAAATCATAGTACAAACTGTCCCACTTATCAAGAGGGTTCGGTAGTACATTCCATCTGCTTGTATATTCTAAAGCTTACGCTGTCTGCGTTTGAGCGGATTTCGTCAATGATAAAATTAACATGATTTGATAGTTGATGGCGTGACCAAGTTTGCTTAGGGATACCTGCGGCGGCAGCACGCTGATTAGATGACCAAGCGTAAGTAGTGTCTTCATTGGTCAGCGGATAGTGTAGTTCGACTAATGCTGTGTTTACAACTGAGCTGATATAGTAATCTTTAATTTGTTTAGGGTGCTGTAGCAGCAGGTTGTAATAGTGGTTATACAATACGTCTTGATAAACCCTTGCGAATCCGCCGTATATATAATGATAGCAAGCTGACTCAAGTGGTGAGATGCCAGCGAATGATTCAGCCGCTGCTTTAAGATGTTGGTTGCTCATAAGATTCTCCCAGTGTGTTTAGCCAATTTATAGTGAGGGACAGGGTTGAGTCAAATTTAGCAAACACTGTCACAAACCCTGTCCCTCTGAAAGCATTTATTTACGTGGCTTTTAAAGACTAGGGACAGGGGTTACATAGTATCCATAGTTATATTTACGCACGAGGATAAAAAAATATTACCCCTTGTTTATTTTAATTTATTATTTACCCGCGCGCGCACGTAAAAAAACCCTGTAACTATGTCACAGGGTCTCGTATCGCTTTAATTATTTGGCTTTGCGAGGGACAGGGTTTGTTTTAAACCCTGTCCCTAACTATGGAACTATGTCCCAATAGGGTTAAAAGCATCGTTGATTGCTATTTTAAAGATACGAATGCGGTCTCCAAGCCATTCTTGCTGTGTTGAGTAACTGTGGTGAGGATACGATTGCGGCGGATTGACAACAATCATTGTTCCTTTTTTTGTAGAACTTACACCAGCAACAGAGTATTTAAGCCTGTCCTTTATCTCTCTTCTGCCTATATAGGTCATTAGCTTGGTTTGGCTGGTAGCACGTTCGCCTTGACGCTTGCACCATTCACGATAAACATAATATAAATCATCCGAAAGGCAGGTGCTATAGGGTACACCAATTTCATCGTTTTTCCAATCATCATAAAAGGTTTCCCAATTCGGTTGGCTCAATCTGATTAGCTTGCGCTTGCTCTTGGTCATAATAGCTTCGGTATGTGCTGTCTGGCCATTAGTATTCATTTTAAGCAGATAGGTATAAAACGCTCGAATGATTTTGTTCTCGGGATCGTTGAGTGCTTGAGCGACTTCATTTAGCAAGGGTTCGGGAATTTTTTTGGTTGGATAACACACCACATGACGTCTGTCGTTTTGCTCAAGTGACAGCGGCATCATGTTATTCGATAAGAATATCGCATTAACAAAGTTATCTTGTTGCCAGCCGTTCATAAACTTCTTGCTGATATAAATAGTATTACCAGTGATAAGCTGTTTAACCATACCCATTTGACTGTATCTATCGCTACCGCTGAATATCTCTTCAAACAGTGCATACAGCTTGTTGCTCACCCAGTCGTTATACTGTGACTCAAGCTGACCTTGACCCAGTGTAACAGCATAGTCGCCATAGATACGACTCATTATTCTATCGAAAAATAGAGACTTACCAGCGCCTTGTATCTCGCCGTGAAATATCAAAGCGGTATCCATCTTGGTGCCAGGTGACTGCAGTGGTATCGCAAGCCAACACAGTACCCATTCAAGCACTTCCTGATTATACTCACACAGATGATGCAATAGCTCGATGACAGGACGGCATAGGTCCAGTACATCATGCGCGCTGATATCTAGCGGTTTAAGGGGTAGGCCATCAAATGTATTAACAGCTAGGTCATCGGCAAACTTCGGCTGTTTGAGCCGTGTTGGGTCAAACCATATGTTGTCTGCTTTGACTGTCTTACGATATGGCGATTTGAGCCATATCTCGTACTCATTGGGTCGTGCCAACTTGATTGTGTCAGCAGGAAAGCGCGTGCGCTCTACATCATCCCATACTTCTTTTGTGCCGTAGATAAGGAAGTAACGGTCAATCATATCTTGAGCTTCAACCGCCATTAGCTCATCACGGTCTTTTGCCACCTCTGCTTTGCTAATCTTGCGGTGCTGCGATGTCCACCACTTCTCGGCTAGCTTCTTATTGCCAATTTCGTGGGCGAACTGGGTCTTGGTGTATTCGACTTTTTGTTGTAGATCATAAACTTTGTTTGTGACTTTGCCAGGCTCTGTGATTTGAGCATAGCGTTTGAGCATATCTTGTAACTTGTAGTCATCGCCAGCAACGGGTGACTTGTTATTAGATGCAAGCTCTGCTTGAGATTCATCATTGGCAGCAGACTGAGACACAACAACAGGGTTGTTAATCGCTCTGCTAAGTTGTTGTCTAACTGCATCTATACCAGATACTGCCGCTAAGTCATTGAAGTCAGATAAAGATTCACTCACACTCACGCCACCACCTCTTCAACTTCTGTAAATTCTGGATAGGTTACTTCTGCAGCTATCATCGCTGCTGCTTCTATTGCTTTGCTGATACCTACATTGTCGCCTGTCCTAACTGCTGTGGCATGATCATTGTCAGCGCAGATTATGATGCGGTGGCTGGGGTATTTAGCACGGATAACAGGGGCAACGTGCAATAAGTTGCCTGCATCAAAGGCGACTATAACCGGGCAAGCGTAGCCCATTGCCTCAAATATCGTGACACCAGTAGCATAACCCTCACAAATAAAGATAATGTTGCTTAATGCAAACTGATCATCAGCACCAATAGGGCAGTAAGTGCCCTTTTTGAGCCCATCTTTTAAAAACAGTTTGTTGCCGTCAGTAGATATCGATTGAATATTGACCAGTGTGGTTTTCTGAGTGTTTGTATTGTAGTAGTACATAGGTATAACTAAATTATTACGTGCATCTTGGCGGATGCCGATACCAGTAATTCGCTTGTTGACTAGGTACGGATGGTCATCATTGGTGATCTTTGCCGCTTCCCATGTATTAACCGCTATCTGTGCGACCTCAATACGTCTTGCGCGCTTTGCTTCGCGTTCGGCAGACTCACGCTGTTGTTGCTCTTGTCTCCAAGCTTGGCGTTGTGCTTCGGTGACTTGCTGTGTGCCGTCAATACCAAGAGCCGATGCGATTAGCTGATTGGTCTCATACACGTCGCTATTGGTGTATTTTTGGACCAGCATAAAGCCGTTACCTGCGCCGCACTGGTTGCATATCCAAGTACCTTCGCCTCGCTTGTCATCACAGCGGAATCTATCACTGCCACCGCATAATGGGCATGGCTGATGATTTTTGGCTGGTAGACGTAGCGAGATGCCGACAGATGGAAAGATAGTACTAACATAACTCCCAACAGCGGCATTTTTGATAGCATCAAAATCTAGTGGTGGGCGTTTAGTAGTCATCACTATTCTCCATATTCTGTTTTGCGGTATCTAATATTGTTTTGACTTGAGCAATAAGTGCAAAGCCTACTTTTTCTAATTCGTTATATTCATCTTGTGTAATAACCCGGTCCGCCCAAACTCCCAAACTGGTAGCATTCATATCAGCAAACTTCTGCCCCATCTCTGCAATGCTGCCCATTACTTCGCTGTTTGCTTCCGCATCCGGTAGAAGAAACCATCCAGCATTACCATGAGCGCAGCAAACAGCATCAAGAATACGAGTATCTTGAGTATGCTCAAGCACCAGCTCGATAGTGTGCGGGTCTAGCGTATGTGATGTGCGGTTTGGGTTAACTTGGAGAGCAAGAGTGTTGTAATTGACACCGTATATCTCTGAGATGCGGCCTAGCGTGCCACGCTCAGCCTTGCAAGCATGATAGACGGCTTGCTCAAGTGATAGTGTGCAACGCTCTGCACGCTGAGCTGCGGTAAAAAGAGTGTTTGACATATTGACCCCGTTATTGTCGTTCTTTTCTGCTTTGTAACTGTTTAAGCTATGTCTTGTTGATTGGTTGAATCGTTGGCAGGATTTGGTGCAGGAAAAATATCAGGGCGAAGCTCATGACATGGCACGCCGGTAACTTGACTGATTTTTGCAACATAAGTAACAGAGGCTTTTTTGTCACGATTAACCATAACGCTAACTTGTGTTGTATTTTTGCAGTCAATCATTTTCGCCAATTTAGCTTGTCCACCAGCGATTTTTACCGCCTTCTTAAGGGCGTCTAGAGGCGTGAGGAGTTTTTTACACATTTGGAATGCCTACAAATTAATTAATATTCGCTAATAATTACATTTGTAATTAAATAAGTCAAGTATGTTTGTAAGTAGTCATCTATTACATATGTAATTATTATTAGCCCTATCTTTAAATATCTTTACCGAGGTTGGAATGAGCAACAACATTGAACTTTCTTCACTTGCACAAAGGGTAAGATTTGCAAGAGACAAAAGAGGACTCACACAGGCTCAATTAGCAGATGCAATCGGCGCTGACCAATCTGTCATAGGCAATTTAGAAAGAAGAGATGGTAAAAGTAGTAAGTATGCAAGCGACATAGCAACAGCTTTAAGGGTTAACTTAGCTTGGCTTGTGAGTGGAGTGGGCCCAAGTGGCTTCAAAGATGATAGCGCCATAGGGGTTCGCGAAAGCTCATTGGAGGTTATTGGTGGATTTGATACGTGGGATGACAGCACTCCATTAGGTTCAGACGAAGTAGCGCTGCCTTTTTATAGAGATGTGGAGGTTTCCGCAGGAAGCGGGAGATCTTGCCTGAACCCAGGAACATCGCGAAAGCTGCGTTTTAGTAAAAGAACTTTGCAAAATGCTAATGTGCAAATTAAAGACGCTATCACTATGAAAGTGAATGGCGATAGCATGGAGCGGTTAATTATGGACGGGGCAACCATTGGTGTAGACACCAGTAAGGCGCTTGAGCCAATCAAAGACAATAGAATATACGCTCTGGAGACTTCGGGTATGCTCCGCTGTAAATACTTACAGAGACTGCCGGGAGATAGAATCAAAGTGTATAGCGAAAATAAAATGTACGATGATGAGATTTATGATATGGAAGAGTTTTCTGCGCTATATCGTATTATCGGTGGTGTTTTTTGGTGGTCAACATTGGAGAAATGGTGATATGGAGTTTATAACAATAGATGTAGAAACAGCCAATCCAGACTTTAGTTCTATTTGTCAAATTGGTCTGTGCCATTATAAAGATGGGGTTTTAATAAAGGAATTTAATCAGTACCTCAATCCTGATGATTGGTTTGATGATTTTAATACCATGATTCATGGTATTACTGAAAATGATATTGCTGACAAACCCTTGTTATCAGAAAAATGGAACGAGATTAATGATTTTGTGGGCGGTAAAGTGGTTGTTTCTCATACCAGTTTTGATAGAACAGCTCTTCATACTGCGTGCTTAAAATATGATATAGATCTGGATTGGGGTTGGTCTGATAGTGCAAAAATGTTAAGACGGTCATTTGAGGAATATCGCTATACAGGTTATGGACTTAAAAATATCTGTAAAGCATGGGGTTATAAATTTAAACATCACGATGCTTTAGAGGATGCAAAAGCTTGTGGTTTTGTTGTTCTTGAAATAATGAATAGAACTAACTCTAATATTGAAGATTTAGTAAAACTAGCCGGTTATAGGAATAACCCAAACAGTCCGGCTCGAGAGATAACTCGTGATGGGAATCCTGGAGGTGCTTTTTACGGACAACAAATATGCTTTACGGGAGAGTTGTCTATACCAAGGGCTCAAGCCGCAGACATGGCCCATGAAGTAGGGTTTGAAGTTAAACGTACAGCTTCAAAAAAATTAGAATACCTTGTCGTAGGAGATCAAGATATAACTAAACTTGCAGGAAAAAATAAGAGTAGTAAGCAAATTAAGGTTGAATCCTTGATTGAACAAGGTATACCTATAAGAATAATAAAAGAATCTGACTTTTATGAATTAATTAAAGAATAATTGGCACTAATTATTTTAAATAAATTACAAAAGTAATTGACGTTATAAATTACATATGTAATTATATATCCGTATTCAACAACACGGGTATATCGTCATGTCAAAATCAGTTGCCAGTCGCAGTCATTCACTGCCACTTCTCAAAGTCGCTCGTAACATCCCTGTTGCAGAGCCGATATCTTTATCCGATGCCGCATCATATCGCCCTGCTGCTATCCAGCGTATGGATAAGATCTTAAAACAACGTCACCAATCCTTAGTTGCAACCGAGCGCAAACTAACAAACGCAAAAAGCTTGTTAGCGCTGTGTGCTGTCTACGCAATAGTAATGACCATCATTGCTGTAGGAGGTGCGCTGTGAATAATAACCTTGAAAGCTCTATAAGCAATGGCAGAACTATCAATCTCACTAACCAACCCCTAATAAACCAGGCTCTTATCGGAGCTGTGCATTCTCTGTCGAAAAAGCAAGCTTCGGAAGTGCCATGCTGCATCAAGCTTGAGCTGACAGATGAGCTTAGTGTAAAGATAGATATCCTTATCGACTCTTTGCAAGCCAACACGGACGCAATCAATGCACGCAATGGTACCCGAGGTGCTGACGGTCTGCTTGCTGCGCTCCAAACCGAAGCCGCCAATGATGCCCCTGAGCCTGAGCTAAAACAGCTGGGTCAGTGGGTGTTTGAGGGGCAGGATGAAAAGTGGGTTAGCGCGGCAGTGGACAGAGATGGTGAGGCCTTCCTTTACTCAGTTCGATCGGTAATGCTGCAACGTCCAAGGCGAGATGATTGTGGATGGGATGCTGAATCCCCTATAGAGTGGAAGTTGTTAGCAGGTAAGTTCGATGCCAGATATTGGCGTGATAGTAACATCGACCGCCAACCCATCAACGATGTTGACTTTGAAGGCACTCTAAACGAAGAAAAAGAAACCTTAGAGTTTGAGTTTTTAGGCGACAACCCTGCAAGTGGCGCATCTGTTGACTGGTTTGGTGTTATTAAAGATGAAAACGATACACCAGAGCTAAGTTATAGCGACTTACAGCGTATCTTTGTGCAAAACCTTACTACAGTACTCATTCAACGCATGCATTCTCTGCAGCGTTTTAGTGATGATGAGAGCTCAGTCAAGTCTGACGATTTTCAAATATGGGATATTGCAGTTTACTGGACACATAATGCAAGCATTAAAAGATTTGCGGTAGTTAGAGAAAGTAAGGCTTTGTTCATGGGCTTCCCTAATAGAACCATTCTTGAAAGTGAAATACAAGAATTCAGAGAGTGGGCGGAGGCTCATTATGTCTAATATTGCCAAAGCCCAACCAAGCCTAATACTCGCTCAACTAAAAAAACAATCGCAACTGTCGAATACAGTTAGTAAGCAAGCTTTAAATGAAGCTATCGAGCTATGGCAGGACTACGTACTTACTGCAAATAAGCGACGTGACTTTGAGCAAATCAATAGCGTTGCTAATAAGCTTGAGTTAATCATCAAACAAGTCAGCAATGGCTGCACTCGTATTAATCCAACGATGTGGCTCCCCTTAATACGCCTCGAAAATAATCTGCGTGATGCTGTGTCGCTACGCGTACATCTAGAGCTTAACGCCAAGGCTGCTAACGACTATCATGCTGATAGTGAGGTGGCATAATGAAAAAGCCCTTAGTAGTCAGCGTGGCTGGTGTTGAAGGCACGGGGGTGACAGTTGCGTGCAATCGTGTCGCATATTGTCTTAATAAGCTCGGGATTAACACAGTCACAGCCAAGCTTGGCAATCCAAAAGCAACAGAACGTTGGGAAGATAATTTTATTTTAGGTAAATATAAGGGTGTAGATGTTGTAATTTTAATACGTCATGGGTTCACTCACTCAGCTGTTAGACAGCGTTTAACAACTGCTAAATGTAGGTTTCAGCCCGATAGCGTGCGTCCAAACTTTGCAGTACTAATGACTTGTGATGATGACACTTACGGCTTCCGTAATAACATAAATGTCCGTCAAGTTTTACACGGTGAGGCTGCCAATCAGCTTGCGCGCTTAAAACTATATCGCTCGCTTGAGTGGCCTCACTGGGGGACAAAGCGTGTCTATGCTTTAGATACGGGTGGCGAATACGGTCGACTTAAAGCAGCTGGGAATATTAAGAAATTAATTATGCAGGAGCTTGAGTATGCAAAGAACTCTATCGCTTAATCGCCGAACACATCTATTTATCAAAGATGACAAGTTATTTATCAAACTGCAAAAGCCAAATACTCACAACCCTGTCGCCAACGACTTTTATATTTTAAAGCAGTTGCCCATTGCAGATCTAACAAAAATTAGAGATTGGGCGGATCAAGCTATTAACAATGAGGAATTACATGTACAAATCTAAGCGAATTACTTTTAAAAAAAACCCCGCGGGAATCACTCATTTAGATGTAAATACCCAAAACTGGACCATTGTGGGTACTTGCCCGGCAGCTGCAATAATTTTTGGTCGAGCTTTCCGAATTACTAAACGTGGGCAACGCATCGAATACAGAGAAGGCAGTCAGTATATTGAATTGAATGCAGATATTGAGAGGATTGCTTGATAATCTTGGAGTGTTCATGTCACAACTTAAAAAATTACCTAGAACTGGGTTCACGAGAGCTAATGAACTTGTAGACTTTTTGCCAATAGGTCTTAGTACTTTGTGGAAGTGGTCTAAAGATGGACGCTTCCCGCCTCCCATTAAAATTTCTAACAAAGTAACGGCATGGGATAACAGGGAGGTATGGATGTGGTTCGAAAAAAATGGTGCGGAACCTGCCGAAATCCCTTCTGCTGATAATCATCCAGTTCGTCAACACACTCCTCAGCGTTATGCGGATGGCAAGCAGTCAACCCAACTTGGGGAAATTAACTTCACGGACTGGCAAAAACTACATAAGTACGTACAACAATCTGATTTTAGCCTTGCTGAAGAGGCCGAATTGGCATCAAACAGTTTTAAGTACAAGAATATTATAGGAGTTTATTTTTTAATAAAGGATTCTAAAGTCGTCTACATAGGACAAAGCATAAATATAGTAAACCGTATTTCTACCCATGCTAATAATCATGACTTTGATAGTGTGGCGATTATCGAGTGCTGCCAAGAGGAACTCGATGTTTTAGAGAGTTTATATATTTTTAAATTTCAGCCGCCTCTAAATGGATCATTTAAAAGCTCTAAACATCCTCATGCCCGGCACACCCCAATTACACTCAAAAAGTGCATACAGATTTTAAAAGAAGTACCTAAATAATCCTAGGAGATTTTAATGAAAGAACAATACGAAGCTAGTCCCGTAATATTGGTGCGATTGGCATTATTTATATTTGCTGTATTAATTGCGCTAATTTTGATTTGGATGGTAGCAAAGCCTTATTACCGTGTGTGGTCGCAAGAGATGCGAGGCAAAGCGGCACTGGCTGAAGCGAAGCAGTCGAAGATGATACAGACAGAGCAAGCCCGTGCTGAGCTTGAGTCTGCCCAATTAAGAGCGCAAGCAGTCAAGATTATGGGCCAAGCTGCTAAAGACTATCCCGAATATCGCGAGCAGGAATTTATCGGTGCATTTGGTGAAGCACTAAGAGAAGGTAATATCAGCCAAATTATCTATGTGCCAACCGAATCTAGTTTACCTATTTTAGAAGCTGGCAAACGATCAACTGCGGTTGTCGCTGAATAATTTCAACCCGCCCGAACTGTTCGGAGATTCCGAACAGTTCGCACAAAGGAGCAATAACAATGAATGATTTACCGCAAAAAATTGACGAACTCATTGAAGTAATACAAAATGGTGGCGGGTTGATTGACTGGGTGCAACCAGATCGCTTTGAGCAGATCACGGGCATCAAGAAGTCATCATTACGGGGTAAGCACGAAATATGGCCAGAGGGCATCGTCTGGGCTAAGTTTGACGATGGCCGGCTGTATTATAGTATAACGGGGTATAACAATTGGGCGAGTCAGCAAGCAAGAAGTCGCTGCCAACAGGCGTCGTCGTACGCCATGGGTCAATCCGCATCTGGTGGATGTGGAACAAAACGCGCCACTGGGAAACGCTTGAAAAAATCCCGGTCACAGAGTCCGGCATCGCCACCGCGTCTACTATCAGAGATCGCCTAGCCCAATCTGCAAAGTGGGGCACATTAACCCAAGACTTAGTCAATGAGTTAATTGGTAATGATGATGCTCCACGTACTACACCCACCTTTTTAGATTACGCGCGAATCTACCTCTCTCAGCTGTCTACCAGCAAACGTACCAAACAAGAATACGCCAAATCCCTAGATAAATACTGGATACCGCTCTGGTACCAGCGTGATATTCACACCATTACCGCCGCCGAAGTTCGCCAAGCCGTCTCTGAAATCGATTGGCCAAGCGACAAAACCCGTAATAACAATCTAATTCCATTACGCGGCATCTTTGATATCGCGGCTGAAGACGATGTTCTCTCAGTAAATCCTGTTGATAAAATCAAAAATACAAAGCACCAGTCTCCACCACCGGACCCGTTTAGTCGCAAAGAGATGGAAACTTTGCTGAATTGGCTGCGAGATAACCACAGTGGAGCAGGGCAAGTTTACTGGTTATACTTTGAAATAGCTTTTTGGACTGGGATGCGAACAGGGGAGTTGCTGGCTCTAACATGGGACGATATAGACTGGGACGCTGAACTGATTAAAGTCAGCAAGGTGATCAGTGACGGGGAAGTTGTCAACAAGACTAAAACTGCCAAGTACAGAGAGGTGTTCTTTAATGCCAGGTCTGAGCAGGCACTGAAAGGATTAAAAAAATTAACATTTAAAAAGGGTGGGCGACTGTTTTTATCTCCCCGGTTCAAAGACACACCTTGGCAGACAGATAAATCACCCAGACGCGCATTAACCACGGCAATGCGCTGTTGTAATATCAGACACAGGCCAACTTACAACACCCGGCATACATTTATCACCAACTGCCTCACCGATGGCCTTAATATCTACTTTGTGGCCAAACAAACTGGGCACAGTGTGCGCACACTTGAGACTAAGTACGCGCGCTGGATAGATGTTAGCAAAGCTAAGAGCGAAATAGCAAAATTGAATACTGGGTGTTAGTTTTGTGCCAAATTTGTGCCATAAAAAAATCAGCACCCCGTAAAGTGCTGATTTTATTAATAGTATATGGTCGGAACGGCAGGATTTGAACCTGTTTAATGAGGATAATAATACATTATCATGTATTAAAACCCTTTGATTATAAGAGGTATATTTTTTACTGTGCAATATTATGCAGTAGTAAATATTAAATTTGTGCCAATTTTTGTGCCAAACTAAAGAGTTTATAACCGCGCCAAAAATTACCAAACATTTAGATGAATTAAGAGTAGAAAATTAAACCTAATCCTTTCTAACCTTATCGTAATTGTTCACAGTTACGTTTAATGATTCATTGTAGGAGCGACTTTGGGATTTTAGATAAAACTCACCAGTAGCTTCAGATTGCTTAAATTCTAACAAGTAGAAGTCAGGACTTTCGTCTTTATTGGGCTTAATACCGAATCTGTTATATTGAGAGGAATCTTCTACAACTCCATTATAATTAAGTTCAAAATTATGTATGTCATTATGGTGAAAAAACTTATCAAGTTTCTCACCTTTATTGACCGGTAAAATTAAAACTAATCCTTCATCAGTTCCTGATGCTCCATCATCAAATTCAGTATTATATATAGCAACATCATCTAGGGTTATTTCACAAACTTCATCAGAGTAAGCATTAAATCTTAAAAACATAAAACCTCCATATTCATATTAAGTATTAAATGGAGTTTTATAATAGCATTATAATTCACATTGGAGTATAGAACTGTTGCCCGAACAATACATCAATCCAGACTCACATCAAGAGCTAGCCGAATTTATCGACTCACTTGATAACGTCAAATAAATATAGAGGACCCTTGAACAATTTGTTAAATTTAAGTCAGTGTATAAGCTGGGCTTTAAGAACAATAGCCCAACTTATAATGACAGACCGATTTTTATAATATCAGGGAGCGATAATAACATTGTCTCACTCAAGTGTTAATTATCTTTAGCCGCCCATCGCAAATTCCCGGCGATACGTCTAGCCCAACCGCGGCCAAAAGTTTGCCATGTGCCAAGCTTAGTATAAAACTCTAAACGCTCTGCGTTAAATAGCATTAATACATCGTTTTTATCTTTTGCTCTAACGGCTGCTAAAGTACGTGGGCCAATGATGCCATCGTCAGAAACGCCTATTGCGCGCTGTAAAAATTTCACTGCGTTACGGTTGCCGTGGTTGTACGCTGCATCAACTAACTGCCATGCTATTGCTCGGTCGAGCTTGTCTCCCTGAATCGCTTGCCAGTACGATTTATCAGCAATTTCTTGAGCTAATGATTTTGGCAATGAGCGCATTGGGCCATTATAGCCATGTGCCCGTGCTACACGTTTTGTCACGCCCCACATCGTTTCGCCACCTGGATCATTAGGATGGTTCACATAGCCGCCCTCATGAGCCATTAATCTATCAAACAATTCTGTAAAAACATTCATTTAACTTTCTCCAGACGTAAAAAAGCCCGCATATAGCGGGCCGGTTAGTTGGTAATTACTACTTGCTGATTATTGCGAGTGCTGCGTCTTTAATCTCTTTGATTACTGCTGACAAAGGTTTGCCTTGCATCAATGCTACCGACTGATAAACAATGCCAATCGCTAACATGCCAAAGACTGCCCACATAAGCATGACAAAGCCATGCGTCATAACACTGTAGCTTTGCAATTCGTAATACTCAATAGACGCTTCGCCGCCGTATAAGCTAATCGTGACTGCGATTGTAAACTTAACGATGACCGAGATATTGACTTGTATCTTACCGTCCCTGCCAATGTCACCGCTTAGCATCAGACCAAGAATGGCGCCAATGACAGCTGCAAAAACTTTGGGCAGAAACGCCAAAAGCTTTAGTAAGATTATGTCCAAAAAAGGGGTGTTATTTGGCATTGGACCTCCTAAATTTTGATAATAAAAAACCCTCAAAAGAGGGTTTCCAGGTTGGTTACAGGTAATTTAAAAAACTTTTTGAGCATATCGCCCCCTTTTTTTTAGATATAAAAAAACTGCCAGTTAAGGCAGTTGGTTTTTGCATAAAAAAAGCCAGACACGAAGTCTGGCTAATTCGTAAAAGACATTTAGAAGCGGTATTGCCCCTGCTAATTTTTAACGATAAAAGATTTCTATTGCATGTACAACCTAATCGTAATCCCCCCACATTGTGCAGTTTTGGTAGTATCCGGTTGCACGACCCCCTAATACCCTATCTTGCGGCTGATCTTTCTGTAAGCCTGTACCCGTTACGGTTTTATTCGAAACCATATTTTCGACTACAGCACCGTCGGTTAATGTAGCTGTTACTGTAGTGCCTATTATCTTAGAGTCCGCTGGTGGGAGGTTAGGCTCTCCCCAATCCCGAGTAGTTTTAGCTAGAGTAAGAGTATTATTGATACGTCTATAATACCCCTCACTATGCACATTTTTTGCGATAGCACGTAACCCATTGCTAGCACTATAATCCATACCCCTTCTGATAGTTATTCCTTCGTAAGTCTGTCTCGTAAAATCCTCTGCTACGAACTCTTTTGCGAGGAGCTTGCTGTCTACTACAACGCTAAGACCATCGATATCTATAACACCTATATGGAACGCGTTAATAACGAAGCTAGAGTTAGCCCCCGAACCTGCTGTATTTTCAAATACGTTAATGAGGCGTAAATCTCGCACCCGTACATCCCCCTGCGGTACTTTGCTACCTGGTTTAATTGAGACGGGTTTTAGGCTATTTTTAAATTCCACATTCGAAAAGCTAAGTTTTCTACCGTTAGCAGAGAACCCACAATATTCAAAATTGGTATCGGATATCTGCAAGCCCCCATTCTCAGAAAAATCGGAAGTGGGGTCATACCCGTTGTAGTGTATGCAAATCGTTGATTTATCTTCTTTATTGCCAATAACTTTACAGCCATGTAAGTGCCAATCCCCAACAGCGGACAGATTTATAGCCCACGGGTAGCCTATTTTATCCGTGCCCATGTTGGTAGCGTGCTTATGGCTTGCGTCTATCGTACAAGCGTTAAATGTACACTGTCCCCATGTACCTCCTACGATTGCGTTTATCGCCCTCGCAAACATACAGTTGGTAAAAGTAACATTACGAACATGGATGTTAGGAGAACCTGACGTTGGCTCTATATCTAAGCAGTACCGAGGGTTAGTACCACCATGTACATAGCCACCTCCCATAATAGTACAGTTCACAAAATCAATATTATTACCTGCGACGAGGGATATCGTGTTTCTATACGCATCCTCAAAGTGGCAGTTGACTAGCTTGCACCACAACGTCTCGTCACCGTCCAGTTCAAACGGTCTCAAATATCTTGTGGTAAAACAATCAATAGTGGAATTAACGCTAGTAACGTTGAGCATACGCAACTGTGGTCTACCACGTACATGGAAGTTATAACTACGCCATTCGGATGTTGGTTTAGTTCTAGTGTGCCCATTCCCGTCAACCTTTAGATTCATAAATGTTATTTCACTAACAAACCTTGGTTCAACGTGGAATATGCCATAACCATTCTTGTCAGTCGGGGAGTTGTCACTATTCTTAATTATTGAACTCGAACCGGCCCCATAAATTATACATGGGAAATCAATACGCTCGAGGTAGCCATAAACCCTATATACACCTTCTGGTATATATAAAGCCCCTCCCCCTATATTCCTTAAATAGCGTATAGCTTCATTAAACGCTAGACCATCTTTTGTTTGTTGGGTGATTGTAGTTGGCTGCGATATACTATCACTTTGGTAGTTTGTGGCGTATAGAGTTTGGTCGTCATCCCCTTTAGCTCCAAACATGGTTACATCGAGTAACTGGTAACTCCTTACCCAA